AAATTATCAATGTAATCACTAGCCCCTGGACGATTGAGAGAGGTGGTCGCTACCACTTCTTCGAAATGATTGGGTCTCACACGTCTCAAAAGGCGAATGGCTCCAGCCTGTTCAAATTGGAAAATCCCCTTGGTATCCCCAGCAGCAAATAAGGCCAAGGTTTCTTGATCTTCTAAATCAATGGCTTCAATCACGATCTCTTCTTGGTACTTTTCATAGACGGCTTCCTTCATTTTTTGAACAAAGGTTAAGTTTCGCAGACCCAAAAAGTCCATCTTCAATAGACCATTGGCTTCAACCGCATGAGCATCGTACTGGGTAACAAACATGTCTTCTCCATACTTGAGAGGAATGTGATCCGTCAAATCCTGGTCACTCATCACAACACCCGCCGCATGGATCGAGGTCTGTCTAGGTTGGCCCTCAATTCTTTTGGCAATTTCAAAGCCACGTTCAAATTCTGTTCGACTATGAATCACTTGTCGAAAAGCTAGATTCTGTTCATACGCTGTCGTCAGTGTATCCCTAAAGCCAATCCGCTTGGTAATGGAGGTTAATTCGTACTCTGGTACCCCAAAACGTTTAAAAACATCTCGAATGGCTTGTTTGGCCCCAAAGGTTGAAAAGGTCACGATCTGAGCCGCATGGTAACTCCCATAACGGTCTCTCACATAACGGATAAATTCTGGACGATAGATATCAGGAATATCAATATCAATATCCGGCATGGTGTAGCGCTCCACATTTAAAAAGCGTTCAAAGAGGAGGTTCTTCTCCACTGGATCAATCCCTGTAATCTCCAGGGCATAAGCTACCAGTGAGCCGACAGCAGACCCACGCCCCATTCCCATATAATATCCCTGACTTCGTCCGAAACGAAGAAGATCCCAGACAATCAAGAAATAATCATCAAAGCCCATTTGGTGAATAATGTCTAATTCATGCTCCAAACGTTCTTGATAGACCGGACTAGTCAAGTTCTTTCGAAGAAGACCGGCTTGGGCTAATTCTCTCAATTCCGCAACAGCTGGTTTCTGAGGATTGAAGCGAGGCAATTTCAACTGAGTATCAATGTCGTATTGAATCCCTTGGACAAGTTTTTCAAGATTTGGGATGGCTTGAGGAAATCGCTCAGCAAAATCATTCTGTAAATCCTGAGGAGTTTTTAGGACTGTTCTAGGATCAATTTGTCCTGTTTCTGTCAAGCTTTGATTGTCCTTGATGGCCGCGAGCATCTGCATGGCTTCCATATCTTCCGCCTCAAAAAAACGCACAGTATGAAGAGGAAGCACAGGGTGGCTAAACTCTTGGTCCGGCGTATCGGCAAAAACTCCGATGAAGTAATCTAGACCAAGCGGTATGTCTTCACTAGCAAAAGGCGCTGGGACAATGACCGCTACTCCTTCTGTAAGGTGCTTCACATCTTCCCAATTGTTTTTCCCCATCATTTTGACGGTCGACATCTTCATCAGATTCTGGTAGCCTTTCGTTGACAGGGCCATCATCCGAAACGGAATTGTTTCATTGTCTACTTTTAGTCCAATTTCTAAACCGACCAAGGGGCTGAGGTTGTGGGCCTGACAGGCTTCGATAAATTCATAAGCACCATACAAATTATCTACATCCATGATTCCCAATGCGCCATACCCCATGCTTTTAGCCGCTTGGACATAGTCTTTTATGGTCACAAGACTTTCCATAAAGGTATAGACTGATTTGGTATCTAGCTGTGTAATCACTTTTTCTCCTTTCTGCATTGTCTATTTTGGTGCCTCCTTTGGTCACTCCTTTTTGTACAAAAAAACACCACTGCTACACAATGATGTCTCAACAACGGAAGACATGGGATTCGAACCCACGCACGCTT